TAGAAGGCACAGGTGCCCGTTCAGGCGGATCTTGTGCCAACTTCCAAGTTGGGAGCTCATCCAACTTACGGTTGTACCTTTTTGAAAGGTTCGACCGTATTGTCTTGAGCTTCCGTAAGAAGAGTCCAGTCGATAGCATCTTAGCCGGCGCGCCGGTTAATAAGAAGTTTATCGTGGATTCACGGCTTAATAATTGCGCTTCGTGAGATTCCCAATGGGGGCATCGCTGCCCTTTTGGAACTCCCACGCTATAGCGCACATCTGCAGCGATTTTCGAGGCCGTATTATACGGCCCTTTAGATCGAACTGCAACGACAGGCGCCCGAACACCTAGATCCAAGGATCCAAGGAGTAAGAGCGCATTTTTCACTGACATCTTCTTAGAAGGGTTAGGACTCGGAAGCCCTAACCCTCCAGCGAAGAATGGCAAGTATAAGGGGGTACCCATATTTCTAGCCTTGGCTAGCCATTTGGAACCCACATCATTGATGAGCGAAAGCACCCTCCCTCCGTCCAATCCTCTTCGTAGGCTGTCAAAGGCCCACGTTGAGAGTTGGGGGAAGTAGGGTGGCTCCACCTTAATAAGACCGCGTATTGAGAAAGTCGGAACTAACTCAACTACATCGGCATTAGTTCGCTGGTAGAAACCTTCACAGAATGTGAAGCTGTCTGCTGACACGAACGTTTTGGCATCGTTCAGTTCCAATCCTACAAAAGCCGCAAGGCGTTTGTAATGATTAAACTGAGCTTTCGTACAATAGATCCAAGCATCATCGCCTTTGATACCAAAGTCGGGGATTCGGATCTTCTTTAGAATTAACGCATGGAGAAGTTCTAGGATCGTCCACGAAAGTGGCAGACCCATGAAACAACCCCGTGTTGTTGGTTTAATACCGTCGGCAGTCTCTAGGTCGAACTTGTATACAAGTTCAGCCGGGAGGTCCAATTGCTGACAAAGATATGACAAACTGTTGTGACTGATCGTATCAGTCGCTGCAGTAAAGTCTGAACTATAAAAAGCTTTCCCAGGTTGTTCCTTTACAGGAATAACCTTAGGTAGTTCTTTTAAATACTGCTTAGCATAGTTTCCTTTCGTTGCGATAGGAAAGAGTGCTTTGCGGTACCGATGAGCA